GGTTTTGGGAGGGGTCCACGTCCATATTCAGGACGAAGATGTCGCTCTTCCCTGGCCGCGCCTCCCTGGTCACAAGCCCAAGGTCCACCAGCCTCGCCAGTGCTCGACGTGCCGTCTTGTCGTCGCACCCGGCTACCCGCGCGAGGCGGGCGACGGACGGCCAGCACCGGCCGCTTTCATCCGCATGATTGGCCAGGCCGTTCAAGACGCCCTTGGCCGCCATGTCGGGCAGCAGCAGATTGAACGACCACGTGAGGGCCTGAACGCTCATTGCGTCGCCCTCCTGTCCAGCCGACCGGCCAGGCGGCCCAGCTCGACCGCGATGCAATCCTTGTCGATCGCGATGGACTCGGCGTCGCAACGGCGGCCACGACCGATGGATCGCACCTCTCTCGCCAGCTCGCGGATGCGGTTTGCCAGCACCTCACGCGACTGCTCGGGCGGTTTGGGGGATGTGCCAGAAAACCGTTTCCGATCAACGGCGCGGCATTTTCCCAAACCCTCGCCCAAGTCATTGATATTGTTAGATTGCTGCGCTTCCGTAGGGAGCGCCAGCGCGGAATCTAACATCATGATTCTCCTCGCTTATTTGACCGATTCCCCAAACTCACGGGAGCGGTTTGGGTAGACCTGTTCGCCTTGTGTCCCTCAAGTAGGGTCACGGCATCTTGCGCAAGGCCTGCTTGATCGGCCTCGTCGCAGTAGCGTTGCGCCTCTGCCAGGGTCGCGTGGCCGAGCACCGCCATGATCTGCTTTGCCGTCGCGCCCGCTTCGGCAAGCATCCGACCTGCAGCCTTTCGTAGGCCGTGCGGCTTGGCATCCATCGGCAAGCCTGCCTCGGTGATCGCGTCTCGCATCCAGCCGCTGAAACCATCGACCGTGAAGGGCTTCCCGTATTCCGTCGTGATGATGACGATGTGCTGCATGTCGAAGGCGTCGAGCGCGGCGATCGTGTCGCGATGCAGCGGCACCAGGAGGTCGGCGCCGGTCTTCTGTTGCTTGATCCTGATCCGCTGGTCGGCCGTGATGTGGGTCTGCGCCATGCGGACGACGTCGCTGCGGCGCTGGCCCAAATTGAGGAACAGATGGAACGCGGTGCGCTGCTTGGTCCCGAGCGGCCAGCGCGCCTTGAACTGAGCCACTTCGTCATCAGTCCACGACCTGATCTTGCCGATCTTCGGGCGCTTGATGCCGATCGACGGATCATGCTTCAGCCAGCCGATATTGATGGCGTGCCTGATCAGGATCCGGAGCTTCTTCAGCGTGTCGAGCGCGGAACCAGGACGATCGGCGAAGGGCTGCAGTATCCCGACCACGATGCGCTCGCGATTGAGGCCTGCGACGCTTCGGTGGCCGTGATCCTCTCGGATTGTCTCGATGCGGTGCTCGTACTGCTGCTTGCTCGTCGCCCGCAACGAGAGGTATTCCGAACTCTTCCTGTAGGAGGCAACCAGGGCCGCGATCGAGCCCGGCGCCGCGCGCGTCACGCCCTTGGCCGCCGCCGCTGGCTGGCCGGTCAAGGCCGCGTTGTAGGCCTCGGTAAAGGCAACGCTGGTGGGATCATCAGGCAACCGGATGCGCGGCCCCTTCCCCTTCCTGAAAGACAAGTACGTCTTGCCCTTCACGTAATTGCGCTCGACGTGTAGCGGCAGCCTACGCGCCATCGACATCGCTCCATGTTGCGTCGTCGGCAGACTTCGGCGCATCCGCGCCCCCCTCGATCGGCAGGTTGCGTTCGCCGAATAGAAGCGTGGCGCCATGCCGGTCGAGCCGCACGCCGGCAATGCTCTCCTTGCTCACGCCGGCCGCGATCGCTGCCTTGATGAGGCGGGTTATGTCGGCTTGCGTGCAGGGAGTCGAGCGGCGCGCCATGGGGCTAAACGACGGCGACCGAAGAGCGACGCACCATGGCATCGCGGTCGAGTGGGACGTTCAGAAAATCTGCAATGCGATCGACGGCCGATCGGCATCGCTCCCGGCCGCCGGTAAGGTCGGCATGCTGAATGTCGAGAAGCGTCGCGCCGGCCTTTTCAAGGGCGGTCCGCGCAGGCGCGCGCCAGGCCGTGAAATAGCTGGCGATGATGTCGCAGAACAGGCCGATCGGCTCCACACCAATGTAGACGGCCAACGATCGGGCTCGCTCCTGTTCGTCGCGGTCGAGCCAGATCACGCGATGCCGCCCGAAGGGAATCGATGGCACCAGGTGCGGGTTCACCAGCTTGACAGCCTTGCCGCCGCAACCGGCGATCCACGCGGGATCGTAGCCGTCGCCAAGCGACCGCATTTCCATCGGTATCTGAGCAAGGGCCTGATCGGCGATTCCATAGGGCCCGAACATACTTCGGACGAACCGCTCGACCTTGTGGGCGGTTTGCGGCAACTCATACGTCGGCGGATGGGCGCCGCCGGCGATGGGCACCCCGCCGGCCTCGAGCATCGCCATCGTGGTCGCCATCCCGCACCGCATGAAGCCTGAGACGATTACGACGGGCTTGCCGCTTTCGGACAAAGGCGACTCCGATTTCACCATCGATTGCTCCCTAAACTTGGCGGCCTTGGCTTCCTTAGTGCCCGCTCTCCGACCAGCAGGGGTGCGCATCGGGAGGAAGCCTTCCTGTCCTGGACGGGCCGCGCGCCCTCGAAAGGTGGGCACCCCTGTACTCAGAATCCCTTGGTTGTAGAAAACACCACCGAGTTGACCTTGCTGCCGCAAGCCGCCGCGATCTGCCGCTGCAAGGACGCGATGGCGGCTTCGATCTCTTCGCCGCTGCTGTAGACCATGCGGCGGCGGCCCGAGCCGGTGTCGATCTCGTACTCCCGCACACCCTTGGCCCGGATGCGCTGCAGGTTCGCGAGCTGCTCTTGCAGCTCGTCGAGCGTCGCCATGATCAGAGATCGCCCACGTCGGCCAGGCCGAACACGCCGTTCAGCCTCACACGGCCGGTGGACGACGGATTGGTGGCGGTCGCGACATTGACGCCGATCAGCTTGTTGGCGCCGCTGGTGCCGGCGGCCGTCGTGCAAATCTTGTCGGTATCGTCCCAATAGATGGGCAAACCTACAGAGGCCCACGCCTGCGCCGATACCTTGGCGATGTCGTGCACGCCGACGGTGTGGAACACTCCCTCGGCGCCGGACAGGACATCGACGGCGGCAACGCCGAAGATCGAGCCGACAAGGGCTCCCTGTCCGGACAACCGGTTGTAGGGGGCGGCGAGCTTCAAGGAGTCGCCGGGCTGAACATAGTTCTTCATGGGGATTGAACCTCTCTGTTGGGCGTGGGTCAGGCGTCAGTGCCCGGGTGGCGGTAGGCGCCGCGGTAATCGACGACACCGCATCCGAAGTCGAGGACGACCCGGAACTCGGCGCCCAGCACCTCCCAGCCTTCACGCATGGAGACCTGGGGGCCCGGTGCGGCCGTGAGGTAGGCATATTCGAGCACCGGCGCGAGCAGCGGGTCGGCGAACAGGTACCAAGGCAGCCCAGCGAGGCGCGGTTCCACGGCCAGCGTGAGCCGGCCGCTGAACAGGTTGGAATCTTCGGGCGTTGGTGCGGCGATCTTAGCCAATGAACGCTCGGCTTCCGTCTCTCTCAGAGGCGAGACCAGCAGGAACTTCGGCACAATGTTGATCGGCTCGCCTGCCAGTCCCACCTGGTTGCGCATGGACATGCGAGCGACGCCTAGATTGCTCGTATCGATGGGCGGGGGGGGATCGCCGAGGTTACCGTGGTCGGCGTGGAACAGCGTCTTGCCGTCGTCCATCGTCGGGCCAAGGCCGCTGTTGGCGACCAGGAGCGCCACCAGCTCCGAGGCTTCGGTTTCCGCCGCCGCACGGCCCATGGCCGCCGACCAGTCGTTGAAGGCGCCGAGATCGTCATTGATCATGGCGTGACGCGACAGGGAGAAGATGCGGGCAAAGGTCGCCAGGCTGTACGCCTCCTTGGCCTCACTGCGCGTCGTGTGGGTGATTTCCCCACTCTGCGGGACCTTCTCCAGTTTGCCCATCTCACCCAACCGCAGCGAGGTCTTGGCCCGGAAATCGGAGATCGTGGTCTGACGGGCCAGCGCCTTCACCGGCGAGGCCGCCGCTTCATAGGCCGGCATCAGCAGCCGGTTGCCGGTCGAGGTCAGCAGGCCCGGGAAGTCGGACGTGGTGTGCATGCCGCCGGCACGGGTGAAGATCTGGTCAGGCGTCATCATCGACACGCCGCGCTCGCCGCGACGGGTCAGCAGCTCGCCCGCCATGTCGACCAGGCGGCGCTGCATGTAGGGCCGCGCCTGCTCGCTGGGCTTGCCGCCGCGGAGGCGGCAGACCAGAGCCTCGGCCATGCGCTCGACCACCACGGCCGGGTCGTCGTTCGACGGGCCGGCGCTGATCGTGGCGGTGCGGATGGGGCCGCCGCCGCGCTGCTGCATCGCCTCGAACGCCGCGGCGCGCGCCTGCTCGACGGTGGCCTGGCGGTCGATCTGGTCGTTCGCGAACGTGTCGTCGAGACCGGCGACGGTCGCGAGGCTGCGGATCTCGGCGTTGATCTGGACGCGATTGACGGGTGCGGCCGGCGGCGTCACCGGCTGGGTCACTGCTACTTCGGGCATCAAAGTCTCCTTCTGGGAACGGACGGTCGCGCCGCTGTCGGCCGCGATCGGGACAAACGAGATTTCCAGCGGCGTCCAGCTCAGCACGGTCCGCGTGCGCTGGCCGGTCTGGGGATCGGTGCTGTCGGCCCATTTCTCGACCGAGTAGCCCACCGACACGTTGCGCAGGATCCCGTCGGCCACGTCCCGAAAGAACGGGTCGACGTCGGGACGCCGCGAAAAGACGATCGTGGCGCGCGCACTCTTGCTGTCGACGGTCGCACTGCGCACCGCGCCGAGCACGCTGTTGAGATCGAACGCCTTGTGCGCGTTGAGGACCGGCATGCCCTCGGCGCGCGACAGGTCGACCGCGTCGGGCTCCAGCGACAGCACCTCGAGGAACTGCCCTTCCCAATCGCGGCGCACCACGCCGGCTCCGGTCGAGAAGATCACCTCGACGGTGCGCTGCTCGGCGTCGAGGGTGCGCGGCTGGGCATCCAGCGCGCGGATGAAGATGGGACGATCGACGATCACGTCAGGCATTGGCTTTCACCTTGTCGTCAGGATTAAGCGCGCCGGCCGTTTTGTTGAGCACGCTGAACTGAAGGCCGAGCGTTTTCTCGCGGGCCTTGTCGCCGGCGATCTCGGTGTCGAGTTGCTCAATGTCGTAGCCCCGTGCCGCGACCACCTCGCGCCGGCTCTTGAGACCAGCGGCGATTGCGATGGCATCGGCGGAAGCATCCTTCTCGGGATCGACCCAATCCCAGCCGGGCGGAATCCAGTTGACGCTGCAATAGGCTTCGAAGGTCTCGGGCTTGCCGTCGTCGGGCAGCTCGCCGCGCAGGATCGCCAGCAGCACCAGGCGCCGCCACACGGGCCGGCAGAACTGGAACACCAGCACGTTGTGCTGCAGCATTTCGATGCGGCGGCGGAACTCGACCAGGCCGGCGCGGATCGAGGAATAGTTCACGCTGCCGAGATCGCCGGTCAGCTGCTCATAGGTGACGCCGATGCCGGCCGCGATGCCGTGCAGCTGCAGCTTGATCCATTCGCTCACATTGCCCGGCTCGACAGGGTCGCTGAACGAGATCTCGGCGCCCTGGGGCAGCACCTTCAAGGTGCCGGGCTCCAGGCCCGATTCCAGAACGCCGCCGGTCTGCTTGCCGTCGAAGCCGGCGCCGCTTTCGTCGCCGCCGCGAATGAAGCCCGCCAGCATCGCGCCCAGCTTGATGCGGACGAGCTGGGCGTCTTCCAGCTGATCGAGCTCGTGCAGCCGCAGCAGCACCGTCGACAGGGGCGACACGCCTCGCACCTGGCCGGGCCACGTCGGATCGAAGAGGTGGACCATGTCGGCCGCCGGCACCCGCACCCGCTCGAAAGCGAGCGA